TTAACTTACTGATTTTAATAAGCCTCTGGTGTCACTTTGGTGACTATGGGGCATCATTGGGACATAATCTGTCAGCTTCTGATTCAGCATTGCGATCTGTTCTGCATTGCTGTCAGTCATCCATGCTCCGTATACATTGAATACCATCTGGGCACTTGCATGGCCCATCTGGCTGGCAATGAAGCTTGGGTTTGCTCCGGCAGATAATGACCAGCACGCATAAGTGTGTCGTGACTGGTATGCCTTTCGATGCCTGATCCCTGCACGCTTAATGGCTGTTTCCCATGAGTCACCTACAGAATCGACTTTGTAGACAAAACCTACCTGTTCGCTTTTTCTAACCACTTGAGGGTTAAACACGAAAGTACATTCATGGTTCACTGAACGTCCATATTCACGTAGTTGCACCTTGATGTTGTACTGCTTACCCAGTCTTGTCATTTCAGCCTGATTTTTCAGGACACTGATAGCGGGCTGGATAAGGTGCACAACCCTGTTTGTGCTTGCTTCAGTTTTCGGTAGAGTGAACTCACCAAGTTTCGTATAATTGCGCCTGATGGTAATTGTTCCTGCCTTCAGATCGATATCTTCCCAGGCCAGGGAGACCAGTTCACCGTGACGCATTCCTGTGTACACAGCCAATGACCACAGGTTTTTCGTCTGCTGATGTCGGCAAGCATCTATCAGGCGAATAAATTCGTCACGAGTTAGCGGATCTGGCTCTGCCCTGGCTCTTTTAAGAGGCTTAATTCCCTGGAAGGGATTTGCTTCTAAGTAACCGTGATCTGCAGCAAACTGAAACATTCCAGCGATTGTCGTCATGTAATAATTTACAGTAACGACGCTCCGTCCTTTTGCTGCTGCTTTGTTTTTCGTTGAATTCTGATACCCGGTTAGCAAATCTTTCCTGATATACAGCAATTCCTCTTTGGTTACCGATGACACCAGTCTACTGCCTCCAATTTTCGAAACCATCGTTCTTGCAACGGATTCATAGCGATTGAATGCATTTGCAGAGATTTCCATTCGTTTCAGATCCAGCCACTTTTCTTCAAGTTCCTTCACCGTAATTTCTTTTTTACTTACCCCAAAAGCCTGAAGGTTGGGGGAGTCAGGGAACTGTGCAGCATAATCAAAGCTTCCTGTGCGGATGGCAAAACATACCGATGTCCGCAGTTCCCCGGCGATCTTCCTGTTCTTGGCAGTGTCAGGGACACCAAGATTTTCCCTGACACGTTTACCTTTAAAATTAAACCAGATGCGTAATGTGCCGCCGTGGTTTTCGACGCCTGTTGGATATTTGACTTTATCCATTGATACCTCCAGACGCCCAAGAGCGATACGAGCTTACATACTTCATGGCATTAAATCACCCAGGTTGTTTGTTTTTCATTGAAGCGACCCAGGCACCTATTGCTTTTCTGTTATACATACATTCACTGGAAGGCTTTGGATTACCGTCTGGTGATACGTGAATATACTCTCTTCCAACCATCCAGCATTCTTTCCGGGCCCGAAGAATTGTGCCTGGTTTGAGCCCGGTAATTGCGATTAGAACGCTTTCACAAACCCATTCATTGGGAGCCAGTTGAATCACATTGCCCATGCATTACCTCACACAACACTCAGCCCACGGCAGTGGCACCACACTTCAAACATTCGTTTCACAATTTCACGACAGTAGAAACCGTCAACATCTCGCGTCAGGTCATAGCGATTGCCGTAACGCTGGTGGACCCATTGTTCAAATGCTTTATTCATTGTTTACTTCCTTTTCATGGCTCGTAATTTTTTCAGATGAGCTTCCTGCTCTGTTTCTGCCAGAATTTGTCGGTATTCCTGGTGATCGATCCGTTCAAACAGTTCATTAAAATCGTTTATTTTTACCGACTGTGTTCGCCCATCCATTCTTCTGTACAACACAGTGTTGTTTATGCAGCGAACAATTTTTATCGGGTAGCCAGCACTATCGGTGTATATCTGCCCGCGTTGAATCAAAGCGAACATGTGGTTATCCCCATCGACAAATCGAGAACACAACAAACGCTGCTGCGAATACCACCCCCAGAGTTACGATTGCATCAGGCCAGCTCATTGATTCACCTCTTGCGGCGGTTCTGGCAGCGGCATCCAGTGGGTTACCTCCTTGAGATACAGGTCTTCGCCATCACCGTCATCCCAAGTGGGCTTGCCATCATTAAACCAGTCGCCATATACGCCGACCTGAGTGTTGGGGATGTTTGGTGGGTAGTTGTTTTTAAAGTCAGCAGCTAACACATAGCATTGTCGCTCTCCCATTTCTGGCATTCGCTCACTACAGCTTATCCAACTCTCCGGAGTTACCGGAGAGTTGCCAGCCTCATACGCCACACGCATCCAGTGCATAAGCGTTTCAGTGCTCACACAGCCGCAATCAACATCAATTTTGCCGTGCTGCTGTTCCAGCCATTGCTCAAGCGTAGTGCTCATTTTTCATCCCCCCGATGATGCCATCTGCATCGCATCTCATAGCACCCCCACTCAACACGAAAACCACATAGCCTGTGCAGATCCACCCACTTCTGCGCCATCGCTGGCGACGTGTAAATCACAGTGAATGCGTTATCTTCGTTGTCGATTTGCGTAAACGTCACTTTGTACAACAACCCACCGTCGACACATGCTGTGTTCAACGATTTATTGCTAATACCCTCAATCATTCGTACTCAACCCCCGCTGTTTTGAATTTGATCCCCGCTGCCTGCAATGCGTGCTCGACGTCGAAGCGGTCCAGCCATCCACCAAAGTGGTGCGGCATCATTACCACCCGCTCACCGCTATTTATTGGGTGGCCCATACGGGGTTCGTAGCCATCCGGTAACTCGACTTCCCTCGCTTCCAGTTCTGCAATTCGGCACATAGCATCAATATTTGTGTCCTCCAGGCGCTTAATTTCATCCAGCAGCGCCAGTACCACCGACGGTGTGACCTTCATCCGAAACGCCTGCAATTTTTGAGGCGTTGCCACTGTTTCAATTGCTACTGCTGCCTCACGCAGTGCCTGATAGTTAATCTCGCTCACTCTTCATCCTCCAAGTCGGCAACGGCGTCCATCACATCAGAACCGCAAATAACCTCAAAAGCACGGCAGGCCATTTGAAATACCAGTTGCTCTTGCGGGTGAGGAGACTCCCAATATTTGAAGCCTGGGCGATGCGTGTACCCCATCATTGAATAAAAATCACCAGCAAGCTTAATCGCGGCATCGACAAGCTCTCTGTTAGTCATTCTTTTTCCGCTCACTGGTTGCCTCCTTTGCGAATCTGTTCCGCCCATTCTTCTAGGGATTTCTCCGCATATTCACCGGACAGGCCATCAATCGGGTGTGGTTCATTAGCCAACTCTTCTTTCGCTGACAGAATCATGCGTGTAACGTCGAAAACTTCACGTAAAGACTTATTGATAAATCCGTGATTGAAAGCAGCAGCAAGACGGCTTGCGGTATAGTTAATCCCCTCGTTGCGTGCTTCCGCACGAATTTCAGCCAGGAAAGCATCGGTGGCTGGAGTTTCGCTGTGGTGCAGGGCATCGTTGATAATCATTGCAGCAACACCAGCCTGCCCTGCATCCGTGACCGACACATGCTCAAGAGTTACGGCCATTGCGTGTTTCAGCCCCGCATTCTCCGCCGCCAGCGCCGAAAACTTCTCGTGTGCCAACTTAACAGCTGCATCAGCCTGCTTAATTGACTCAATCGATTTCTGTTGGTCTTCGGACAGAGCCAAAATCTTGGCCTCCGCTTCAGCAAATTTACGCACCAGATATTCAGCATTTGTTTCATTCACTTTCAGATCTCGTGGTACACATTTCCCGCGAAGAAACCCTTCCATTTCGAAAACATTCATGCGCATGTGCGTAACTCCGATAACTCGTTAAAGCGCTCCATAAACATCCCGTAGGCATGGCTCGGAGCCAGTGGAATAACTTTGAACATTTCTGTTGCCGGGATACCTTCCAGTACTGGCCAGAAAGAGCCATCATCAAGCCCGAGATCGCGGCGTTCGGTTGCCAGCATGATGAGATCGGCATATTTCACAGGCGTGCTCATAACCGGGGGTAACCCGTATTTCTCACGGATTACGGCGTCTATTTTTTCTTCCATCCGTTTATAGTCAGGAAGAAGGCGTTTCAGTGGAGCGGGAATATCCTGGCAATACGCTTCTGTTGCATCATGCATTAACGCTTCAAAAGCAAATTCCTGCGGCACCAGCTGGCTGCAAAGCACCGCATGTTGGGCGACACTGTAGAAGTGAGAAAGATGACCGGCAAAGCGGCAGATATTTGAAAGGGAAACCGCGATATCGTTAATCACGATGTCGTCTTTATTTATCTTGTCATAATAAAAATGCTTCCCGGAAAAAGTTTTAATAAATGACATTTTGTTCTCCACGTTATATGCGCTGCACCGCTCTGAATTTTGATTGCAGCAATCCAGCCCATTTAACATGGGATGATTGCTGCAATTTTTTTAAGTTGTTGGATTTTGGCTTTTATCTTCTTTGTAAGAAAGAAGGTCACACATCAAATTAACTACCTTGCTGAATTGGAAAAGGTCAGCGCCAGTCTGATGACGCCACTGGAATGCTTTATCATCTTCATCATTAAATGTCTGAGATTGAGTATTGATGCGCGAAAAATGGAAATTTTCGGTAAGAATGAAGGTCACACCGCAACCGGATAACTCCATTTTATCAGCAGTGAAACTACTACTAAGGCTATCGGCCAGTTCGCTTTGAATTGACTCATGCTCAGCTGAGTAGCGAATAATTTCCTTTTGATCTGCGTAGCGTGATAGCTGAATATAATTTCCGACAGTGAATCCTTCAAATGCATTGGCTGCACCATTGATGTAGTTATTCAGGCGTGTAGTCAGTCCATTCTTGATATCACTGATGTTGATTGTTTCTGTTTTCACTGAACCGACAACCTTAATCAGCATTGCGCATACCATACCGGCTATTATTTTATTGGTTGTGTTGATTACCAATAATTTCTCATCAGTGCTGTACAATGCAAGAATCAGAGTAGACTTAACAAATGCCTGTTTGCATAGATCTACTCGTACGTTATCAATAATGGCCAGTCGTTCGGCACGCTTTAATTTATTCCCGGACATATTTTCGATTGTTTGGATTCGAGAATTAGCTTCTTTCATGACGACATGTCGGGGAATTATTTTCTGATCATGACGGATTACCATTGCGTACCCACCAGATATCGGAGTTACCAGTTCACCAGTGACAGGATTCTCTACAAAAGAGGACCGTGAAAATTCTGTTTCCCCGATTTCAGAATAAGGGAGTTCGAGAAGATGACCTTCAATAGCCTGTATACTAGGTAATGTTGCTCGGTACACAATTGCGTTACGAAATTTTGGTAATTTCATTCTATTTTCCTCTGCACAATGTATTAGTTTCTCCACAAAACAGAGAAGAACACCTGCGGTGGCAGCCGCCCGGATGGATTGGGTTATGAGCCCGTCGTCCGGTGATGCTCTTCTCTGTTTTGTAAAAAGAGCGGTACCAGCCGGAAGCAAGTGTACAAACTGGTACCGCCAAAGCAGTGGCTGTTGTGGTGACCGGTGCTGATCTCCGGCTTGCGGTTATTTCAGACTCTCACGGGCGTTTAATTGCCCCGCCGAACAGCTCTTTTCCGCAATAGCTGCAATGTCTTTCGCGCATCAGCCTGCGCATTCACCACAACGCTGAGAGCACTTAGCCAGTTACGGCACCACACTTTGTCGCGGCTCCATAAATGCTCTCATCGTTGCGTCCTGGTCTCTTCCCAGGCGTCAAACCGAATCGCCACGCTGGTTAGGCGTCTTATCAGCATCCTCATTGACTTGCACATTCCGGCTACCTGGTTTGTTTGCCCGAGCAAGGAGTGGATTGTCCCCTTTAACGTCCCCAGACCGCTAACGACGCATGTGCCATACGCCGTGTTACAACCAAATTTTGTTAGTACCTTGTTTGTAGGTCTGGAAAGAAAGATAAAATGAAGTTGCGCATTATGCAAGTGTTTTTATTGCGAGATATGCAATTTGGTGGGTAATGAAAAGCCACCTTCTGGTGGCTAATTGATGTTGAGGTAGGGGGTTAATTGTGTCGCTTAAGGGTTTGTGACTGACTGATTAAGACCTTTCCAAAGACCATAAACCGATGTTCGTTTTCGCTGGTAATTCCCCATTCGCGGTAAATCTGATTATCAGAAATTACCAGCAGTTTATCAGGTATCATTTGCAGTCGTTTGACGTAAATTTTATCATCAAAACCAAATACATATATACCATCCCCATCAAACTGATTGATACTGATATCAACGAAGATGAGATCTCCTGGCTCAATGGTTGGACACATACTGTCCCCACGAACGTTGATAACTTTAATGTGATTTGCTGGTCGTCCACCAAACATCGATACAGCATTATCAGTTCTGTATTCAATGGCATGAATCACATCAATGACATCACCGCCCTGGATAAGGCCATTTCCCGCACTGGCACTGACATCCAGCATTTCAATACGGAATACATCCTTCACCTGCGCAACATCCTCACTAATACTGTTTTTACATACAGTATTACTTTTGACGTCTGAGGTAAAGAGATCAGCAATATCAACACCTAAGCTCCTGGCAATATTACTCAGGGCTTGTTCAGTGAATTGTTTCTGCTTACCTGTTTCCAGGCGTGAGATATTCGCCGCATCCACTCCTATTGCTTCAGCGAGATCGGCGATTTTCATGTTCTTCGCCTGGCGAAGTTGTCTGACTCGGTTTCCTATGTTCATGCGTTTATTACATTTCTTTATTGCGCGTTAAGCAAATCAACTTGCGCAAAATATTTGCGTGAAATAATATGCTCATCACGCAATATGTGGAGGTTATATGCAATCACCATTACGGAATGTGCGTAAGGCGCACGGATTTACTTTGCAGCATGTTGCTGCGGGCGTTCAGGTCAATCCAGCGACGCTGAGTCGTATTGAAAGACTGGAACAAATTCCATCTATCGATCTTGCAGAACGTCTGGCCAATTTTTTTAAGGGTGAAATCAGCGAAATGCAGATTCTTTATCCGGCACGTTTTCAATCTAGCCAAAACCAGAATGGGTTTAAACCACAGGAACAGGAGGTAAGCCGTGGGTAATCATCACTGGAAAGTGGAAAAACAGCCTGAGTGGTACGTGAAAGCTGTCAGAAAAACTATCGCGGCGTTGCCGGGGGGTTACGCTGAAGCTGCTGAGTGGCTGGATGTAACAGAGAACGCATTATTCAACCGCCTTCGTGCAGATGGCGATCAGATTTTCCCGCTGGGATGGGCAATGATTTTACAACGTGCTGGTGGAACTCACTTCATTGCTGACGCTGTGGCGCAGTCTGCAAATGGCGTCTTTGTGTCTCTTCCTGACGTCGAGGATGTGGACAACGCCGATATTAACCAGCGTCTGCTGGAAGTCATTGAACAGATCGGCAGTTATTCCAGACAGATTCGTTCAGCAATCGAAGACGGTGTAGTGGAACCGCATGAGAAGACAGCAATTAACGACGAGCTGTACCTCTCAATTTCGAAGCTCCAGGAGCATGCAGCACTGGTCTACAAAATCTTCTGCGCTCCAGAAAATAGTAACGCCCGCGAGTGTGCAGCTCCGGGCGTCGTGGCGTCGATTGCTTCTGGTTGTGGAGAAACTAACGCATGAATAGTTTAACGGCAAATAACCGTTTGTCGCAACAGCTGGTGGTCAGCGTCGCTGAACACCTGTTGTTACGGCATGAATGCAGATTACCAAATCACCTGGCTGTAAGTAACCACAGAGAACTTTACCTGACTGTGGGGGGCGAGTTGTGCAGGAACTTAACCGCTGGTTTCGTGACGGAAGAGGGCTTTATGTCCATGTTATTCGTTGGGAGCCAGAAACACAGCGCGTTATCTATCTTCGCAAAGACTACCAGCATGAGTGCTTTAGTCCTTTGTGGAAATTCAGGCGTGATTTTGTTGAGTGTGAAGGACCACCAGCACATTGATTCTGCCATTCCGGGACGTTACACTGTTCAGGCACCTTATAAAGCGGGTGTCGGGATTGGCGTCCTGGAATTGCATACGGCGACAATTGGCGCGTTAGCGTCTTTTTTGTTGCTACAACTCAGCTATACCCAAATTATGGTGGGCTGGGTGGGGGCACCGAAAGGTGCGCCGGTTTCCGTATGCGCCGGTTACGCCAACCCTGCTCAGTTCACCACCAGCGAAATTGGCGTTTCCGGTGGTGGAAGTTATCCATTGCATACGGAGGCTGCCATCATGGCTACGATCCCAACCCTCACTCAACCTGAAATTGCCATCGTTGATGGTCAGGCTGTTACTTCATCCCTGGCTGTTGCCAACTTCTTCTCCAAACGTCATGACGATGTACTGAAAAAGATCCGCACGCTTGAATGTTCCGCATCATTCACTGCCCGCAATTTTTCGGTGAGTGATTACACCGATTGCACAGGCCGCAAACTACCTTGCTATCAAATAACCCGCGACGGCTTTGCGTTTCTTGCTATGGGTTTCACGGGTAAACGTGCTGCCCAGTTCAAAGAGGCATACATCAATGCCTTTAACCAGATGGAAAAACTGCTTTCAAAGCCATCCACGCTGAGCGATGCCGCAGATAACGCCAGCGTGCTTTACTCCCACCTGTCGGTAATCCACAAGGTCTGGCTGCAGCAGCTTTATCCCATGTTGGCAAAAGCCGAATCCCCGCTGGCTGTAAGTCTGTATGACCGCATCAACGACGCGGCGCTACTGGCCAGTCTCATAAATTTGTCGCTGAACCCTTCAGAGGTAAGGGGGCGCAAATGATCCGGAATATTTTCAAACGGTTTACCAATCATACTTTCCGTTGTCCTCGTCCGGGTCAGTGGTACACCACGCCTGCAGGGCATGTTCTACGTGTTAGCCTGGTTGACCGTGAATGTCAGAAGGTGATTTGTGAACCGCTGGGCCGTAATTACCGCGTCAGTATGCCGCTTATAGCCTTTTGCTCCGGAAAAATGTTTAAGCGTCTGGGAGGTGTGGCGTGAACTGTTTTCAGTTTGTGTGCGGATGTGCTTTCGATAACCCGATTCAGCGCCTGATTATGTTGCGTGTTTTGATGTCGGGTTCTTCAGACGGTGAAGGCGAGAGAGTTATTGATCATCAGGTGCTTGCTGATTTCTGCTGTTGTTCTAAGCAAGCGATATTCAGGGAAACCCTGGCACTGGAAAGAGCTGGTTATCTTCATATCCGAAAAATTGCAACGCTTACTATTGATGCAAAAGCCAGACTACAACCTGCGCGTGGCTACACAATTCTCATGCCGCGGAAGGAGGTTGTATGAGCCGTTACGCCCCCACACCGGAAGTTATGGCTATTGGTCAAATTAATATTTCCGGCAATGTTACACCTGCGACCTGGTGGAAATATATTCGACTACCCAGTGGGCGTCCGGATGCGACGGCTATCGCTCTGCTTTCAGAGATCGTTTACTGGTACCGCCCGACAGAGGTCAGGGATGAGCACACCGGAGCGTTGCTGGGATATCGCAAGCGTTTTCAGGGCGACAAACTGCAAAGAAGCTACCAGGCGTTTGCTGAGCAGTTTGGTTTCGGGAAAAGGGAAACCGCAGATGCGCTGAAGCGTCTGCGCGATGCAGGGTTTATTACTCTGGATTTACGCACGGTGGAAATGCTCGATGGGGTGAAATGCAGCAATATTTTGTTTGTCGGGATCAACCCACAGGCAATTGCGGCCATCACCACACCTTCTTCTGTTTCGCCAGAAAGTAACAGCAATAATGCAATCAGCGATACAGCTATTACGTTAAAACGGAACACCCCCCGACGTCATAACGGAACAGGGGATACGCCGAATGTTGATACAAATACAGAGATTACTACAGAGATTACAACGGAGACTAAAAACACTATTGATGCATCCGCTGACGCGTCTGCGCCAGCGCGTTCTGCCCGACAGGAATATTCACCGGAATTTGAACAGGCCTGGCAGGAATATCCCAAACGTGCTGGTGGCAATTCAAAATCAGCAGCCTTCAAAGCCTGGAAAGCCCGTTTGAACGAGGGGGTAAACCCCGAAGCCATGCTGGAAGGTGTGAAACGCTACGCGGGCTGGGTATCTGCGATGGGCAATAGCGGCACACAATTTGTGAAACAGGCTGTCACGTTCTTTGGTCCGGATCGTCATTTCGAAGAATCCTGGGAAGTTCCTGCGGTATCTGCAGCCAGACGCGAGGACCCGTACTTCAAAGCCAGTTACGACAACGTGGACTACAGCCAGATCCCGACAGGATTCAGGGGGTGATCATGAGTCTGATGAACGATGTACAGAAATTCATTGAAGCCCATCCGGGGTGTACTTCAGGTGACATTGCGGATGCTTTTGCTGGTTACTCACGACAGTGCGTTCTGCAGTCAGCAAGCAAGTTACGTCAGAGTGGCCGTGTGGCTCACTGTTGTGAAGGGAAAACACGCAGACATTTCCCACACCAGGCTGAGATATCGCAGGAGGAGAAACTGCAACCTGTTCTTGAAACCATACCTGTGCGCAATTTCTATGTCGGCACTAACGATCCCAGGGTGATTTTGTGCCTGACCCGCCAGGCGGAAGAACTGGAGTCCAGGGGCTTATACCGTCGTGCTGCA